ACATTAGCAATGTCAGTAGCAACTGTATCTACATTAGTAAGGTCACTGCTTACTAAGTTTACATTAGCAATGTCAGTAGCAACTGTGTTTACATTAGCAATGTCAGTAGCAACTGTATCTACATTAGTAAGGTCACTGCTTACTAAGTTTACATTAGCAATATTGCTACCAATATTGTTTACATTAGCAATGTCAGTAGCAACTGTATCTACATTAGTAAGGTCACTGCTTACTAAGTTTACATTAGCAATATTGCTACCAATATTGTTTACATTAGCAATATTGGTAGCAACTGTGTTTACATTAGCAATGTCAGTAGCAACTGTATCTACATTAGTAAGGTCACTGCCTACTAAGTTTACATTAGCAATATTCTGAGCTACAATGTCGATATTTGTTGTAATAGTCAGTTGGCCTAGTGCTTCTTCTGATTGTACGACAAGTACGACAAGTACAGCCCCGTTTGGAACTAAGTCCGTTGTTACGAATACAATAGAGTTATTTACAATATCATATAGTGCTCTATCGTTTGCTATTACCCCATCTACTTCAACACGACAGTAGTTGTCCCCCTTGATAGGGGAAGGGATAGGGTACACACGAGTAGAACCGTCACAGTTAAATGAGTGGCGTGATGGCGTTTCCATTTTATATCCTTATTTTAGTTCTTTAGAAGTAGGAGAGAATAATCCCTCAAGTACTACCGAAGAGATGTTAAAATCATTAATTGATGAATCTTTAATAGTTATATCTACATTATCAACCCTTGACGCAACGTGTAAGTCGAGGTCTTTTAAGCCAGCTAGGTGAGACTTCGTATAGGTTGTACCATAGTCCTTACGGTATACTGAAGCATCAAACTTCCCTTCCCCTTGGATACTTACTTTCTTAATAAGCACCTTATTTTTAGGAGTACGTACATCCCCAAGTTTTGGGTAGTAGTTAGGTAGTAGGATACTCGACTCATATGGATAAGTCACAAAGGTAGTGTTATCTGATGAGGTTGTATCAATATTATTATCAACTATTACGTCATCTAGCTGGATAGCGTGGTATCTATAGTCACTCGTAGTTTTACATACAGTAACTAAGGACGAGCCTAGTAGGGAATACTCAAAGGAATTAGCTGAGTAGCTAAAGTCATTAAGTACTTTCCATCTACTCCAAGCTGACTGTACTCGTTTCTCACCATCTTGCTTGTAATTATATAAGTAGATAGTGTTGTTAGCCGTACAACATAAAACGTACCCTAAGACACCTTCAGCTACTAGCTTCTTAATAGGCTCTTCTAAGTACGTAGGGGTACTAATATTCAAGTCGATACCAGTCAAGGATAACTTGTCAGTACGTATATACTCTCGTAATTGCTGGCGGTTGTCAGTTGTTGATATAAAGTATAAGCTATTGTTTACAACTACTGGTTCAACGTCTATTGCCATTGGGTAGTTAGTTGTATTATTTAAAGATACTGTACTAGGTGTAAAGCCAGCATCCCCTACCATCTCATACTGTGAATATTTAGTAAAGATATAGAGAGAGTTGTTAAAGGGTTTTACATAATAAACCTTACTAGCTTGGTCAGTAGCGAGTGTTACATCAATTACATCCGTTGGTACTATATCTAATACTGTAGTAGCATAGAAGTTGGTGTAGTTAGCTGTCTCAGATAAGGTTATACTATCTTCTGATGCAATCCCTAGTCTATTCTTATAGAAGAACATGTCCTGAATACTACGTCCAGCCCCACCAACTACCTGTGGAGAGAAGGAAGGGTTAGGATTGTTTTCTAAGCTACCTACAATAGGTAATGACCAATCAATGGTATCAAATGTAAAGGTAGCAATACCAGCAACTAAAGCTGTTCTGTCCATCTTAACAGGCATATTGAGTAAGCCCCCACGGTCAGCTTTAGGGTCTAGGCATTCTTCCCACGATGAACCATTCCATTTTACAAAGTAATCAGTATAGCTCTTGTTCTCATCCCCAACAATCTTAACGTAAACATTAGGGAAAGGCATTTCTTTAGGTAAATCTGTAATCTTATTTACACTACCTTTCCACCCCTCTGAGGCTTGTGTACCCCAAGAGTCCCAGGAGCTAAATGTGAAAGGCGCGGTTATATTTGTTATCTTAATTATAGACCCTATTGCAATAGCGCTAAAGCTTGAGCCACCCGCATTAATCTTAGCTGCCAATAAACCTGCTGCTACATCTGAGTCTTCAGCTCCTGTAGGGGGGTCAAGGGTATCTGAGGCTGGTTTATTAGGGTCAACTGAGTATATAGTCCCATTTAGGTAAACTGCATAGTTGTAAGGGTTGTATCTGTCACCACTACCTCTTTTCAACCAATAGAAAGCTACTGAATCGTAATCTGTATTGAGGGGAGTAGTGAGGGAAACATCTAAGTCTACTTTCTTTTTCTTAGAGAATACCCAAGTTCTATCTTGAACTGTAAGCCCTTTAAGGTTACCTCCTGATAAGTAACTCTTAACAGCTACTGCATTAGCCCCTGCATAAGCAACGTTCATCTCAGTGCCCGCCTTATTAAAGGCACGTACCGGCTCTGAGGCATTCCCTGTCTCCATGAACAAGTATTCCTCATCATCCTCACCACGGTCATAGGAATGGAATAAGGTAGCCTCTTCAAACGTAGGCTCAGATACGAAGGTAGTTGTGGTTACATGGGTAACTGGAGGTCTCTTCCCAATTCCTTGTATAATATCTGGTATACAATTATCCATTGCTCGACATTGACTATCTAGTACCAGCTCTGAATTTTGTTGTGATACCCCATTAAAGAAGGATGGGTAAACTTTATTAATCTTTGCCATTACTGATTCCTATTTATAATGCAGAAGGATTCGTTCCTCTATCAACCACGCGCGTGCCTGAAATCAGGTTGAACTTAGATTGCTTTAGGTGTTCTCTCTCTACTTTGATTCGTTGTAAGTTTACTTTAGTATTTAATTCCTTCTGAGTAGTCTCGTCACCATTCAAGTAGATATGGAGGTGCTTTGCAGCTACTAAGACAACATACGTCCTAAAGATATCAGGTACAGTATCGAAGGCTAGTTCTAGTCGTACTACTAATTCTACTGGGTCTGTAAAGATAGGGGACATTGTAGCTAAAGTGTACAAGTTACCGCCTTCAATTATTACGTCTCCTCCTTCATAAGCAATGACATTCTGCGGGAGTGTAATGTAGCCATCGGTATCGGGTATGTAGTTGATAGTGAATGTATTAAACCACCACTTCTCTTCTTGTTCTTCTCGTAATGTTTCTTCTAGGACGGTACGGGCTACCTTAGCCTCATGTCCGTCATTTAGTGAATCTATAACTACTGAGGATGGTAATGGTAGTTCCCCAATGTAACGTAGCATTCTGTTTATGCCATCAATGACTGTCATATTATTTCCTTAATTATTTTATCTGTATAGTTGTAGATACTTATAAAAATAACCACAAGTATAAAGGTAAAAACCCCTCAATTAAGAGGGGCTGTAGGTTTATCCGTGATTAAACGAAGTCGCCACCTGTGATTACACAAGAAGCACCTGGCTTAAGAACACCCATACCATAAGAGTAGTAAGTGGTCATAAGTGTAGCAAGCTGCTCAGGGATGTAGTTTACTTCAGAAGTAACGTCCATCAATTTAGCAACTGCAACTGCTTCAGAAGTGAATAGCAATGCTTTCAGCTTCTTAGCGCCTACGCCAACTGTTATTGAAGTATCAACACCAGTATAGTTAGACTTGTAAATCATGATACCTGCAACTTCCATTACAGTACCTTTGTCGATACCACCATTGTTACCAGAAGTGATATCTTTGTTTACAGCCTTAGACTGTGCTAGGTATGAGTAGATACGTGGAGAAACAACTAAGCTCTTCTCACCAGAGATATCTTTCTCTTCCATTGCTGCAACTGCTTCAAATACTGCTTCAATTAAAGCATCACCTTTAGCTTCTGGGGTTGTACCTGTATCAATTAAGTCGTTATTGACCTCAGTACCATCTGCCTGTACTGCTTCACCACCAATTGTACCTGATGTTTGAGAAGCTAATACAATTGCGGCTGCTACTGCTTTATCAATCTTAACTGCTAATGCCTCACCTGCTTGTTTAGCAAGCTCCCCGCGAGTTTCAAAATGAAGAACCTTCTCTTCAAACTTATCAACTGCTAGTGCATAGTACTCAAGGGCATCAATATTGATTAGACGCTCTTTAACTGGGATAGCAGACATTGTCAATACAGTACCAGGTACGTGAGTATTTGTATCACCATCACCAGCCTGGCCGATTACTGGGATAGAAATAGAAGAACCACTATCGATTGACTTGCTAGTTACTAAATCTAAGAAAAGTTGCTTACGATCGAATGCAGTCAAGACTGAGCCATAGTATACTTCTAAAGCATTGTCCATGTCTGTTGGGACGCCGCGAGGTGTTGTCGAGTTACTACCGATGTTATTGACGGTAAGAGCCATATTATTATTCCTTAATGTTTATTCATATATTCAATGGCTTTGTAGAGTAAGTTAATATCCTCTTTAGCAAAGCCTATTAGTAAGTTACAGTGTTGGCATAACAGTTGTCTTACAACTCCAGTACTATGGTCGTGGTCTACATATAACTTTTTACCTGTTGTATCCTGGTGTACGTTACAAATAGCGCAACATGAGTTCTGTTGTTCTAACATATTATAAAAATCAACTAGTGTTATGCCATATCTGCATTGTAAGTGTTTATCATGATAATACTCAGGCTCTTTACGATACCTTAAGTCTTTACTATGACATTCCTTACATAAGTTTCTGTGTCCATGTTTGCCTCTATGTTGTTTTACAAAGGGCTTTAGGTCTGCTTTTGTGTGGGCAATTAATCCACATTGTATACATTTTCTAAGTATCTGTTGTCGTGTTCCTTTTTATAGTTGTCCAGCTACATCCGAACGCATCTTCAGTATGTGGGCTATAAATAAACATTATAATATTTACTAGTTCCTTTATATAATAAAAACTGAGCACCCAAAGGAAAGTAAATGATGCCCAATAGTTCAACTAGGTAGGTCAGTTGACACCCTATTCTTATAGAATTCCTTTCTTACGAGAGGTTAGGTAACGCTTATCGACCATAGCGGTATAGTTTCTATCCTTGCCATAGAGTCGATTAGTTTGTGC